CAATCCTATTGAATGAAAGTGGCATCGAAAGTGCGAAAACTAAGAAAGCAACAGAAATGGGTATAACAATTTATAATAATATAAAAATTTTAATAAAGGAAAACTAAATCATGGCATTACCAAAATGGACAGATGAAAGAACTCAACAATTAGTTGATTTCGTAGGCGGTGAGAGCCCTATCTCACAATCTACAGTTGCTAATGCAGCTGAAGAGTTGGAAACTTCAACAAGATCAGTTTCCAGCAAGTTAAGAAAAATGGGTTTTGATGTTGAATTAGCATCAGCTTCAGCTTCTAAGTCTTTCTCAGACGAGCAAGAAGCAACTCTTGCAACTTTTGTGCAAGACAACAGCGGAAGCTACACCTATGCTGAGATTGCATCTCACTTCGAAGGTGGGCAGTTCTCTGCTAAATCAATTCAAGGAAAAATCCTTTCTATGGAACTTACAGAGCATGTCAAACCAGCTCCTAAAGTAGAAACAGTTAGAACTTACACTCCTGAAGAAGAGTCAACATTTGTTGAAATGGTCAACGGTGGATCTTTTGTAGAAGAAATCGCTGACGCTCTTGGCAAATCAGTAAACTCAATCAGAGGTAAAGCTCTTTCTTTACTTAGAAGTGGCGACATCAACGCTATTCCAAAACAAAAAGAAACCAAAGGTTCAAGCAAAGCAGACGTACTTGCTGGCTTAGATATCACTGGATTAACTGTTGAAGAAATTGCTGACCAAATCGGCAAAACAGTTAGAGGTGTTAAAACTATGCTAACAAGAAGAGGTCTACAATGTGCAGACTACAACGGCGCAGCTAAAAAAGAAATCGGCTAATCGTTAATATTTGATTTCGTGCAGGGGACTCAGTTCCCCTGCTTTTTATTGTTTATGGGAGAGTTACTTGAATATTGCGTCAGCGCTGATAAAACAGATTTTAGTTCATAAAGATTTAGATACATGGTCTAAGTTAAAAGAACATTACCTACCTGGCGAGTACCAGCCAATATTTCGCATCCTTGATAAACATATAGACAGTTATCAAGATCTCCCCCAATTCGAAGATCTCCGTTATGAAGTGCGAGATCGACAACTCCAAGAAAAAATATTCGCAATCGAATCAGTTGAAGTCGAGGTTGAGCCGTGGCTTCTATTAGAATATCTAAAAAATGAATATGCACAAGTAGAAATCTTAGATGAACTTGATAAGTACATAGATAATACAGTTGCAATGGCAACTGCAGAAGAAAACATAGAACAACTCCAAGAAATAGTGTTGAGGGTAAGTGACAAGGTAGATGTCAAACCACCCGAAGAAAGTATGCAAAGTATATCTTTATTCGAGGACGACAAAGAACTATCGAAGTATTTACCCTTGGGACTCAATAGTGAGTATGATTCACAAATACAATTCTCTCCCAAAGACTTGGTGCTTGTGGGAGGTAGACGAGGCGCAGGTAAATCACTTACCTGTTGTAATCTTGCAGCAAATGTTTATGAATCAGGGCGTAGTGCTCTGTATTTCACAATCGAGATGGACAGTAGACAAATTCTACAAAGAATCTGCTCTGTTGCAACTCGAATACCTTTAAGAAGATTACGAAGTAAAATGCTAAGTACAGAAGAATGGAACTTAGTTGCAGGCTGGTGGGCTGGTCGTTTTGAAGGCGGTCAAGCACTACTAAAAGAATTTGAAAAAGAGCATGACTTTGATACGTTTCATAAAAAGTTAACAAAACTTCCTCTTGATAGAGAAAAACAAATAGATGTAATTTATGACCCTGCACTTACACTTTCTAAAATTCAGTCCGAATTAGATAAAAAAGTTAGCCAATTAGATGTAGGAGTAGTAATAGTAGATTACCTAAACCAAGTTCGTCGCCACAATGCACCAAGTCGCTCAGGACAGTATGACTGGACAGAGCAGATAGAAGTAAGTAAGAAAATGAAACTATACGCGCAAGAGTACGAAACTCTCTTTTTTGCCCCGTACCAAACAGATGCAAGTGGTGAAGCAAGATTTGCAAAAGGTATACTTGATGCAGCAGATGCTGCATATGCACTGGAAACATGGGATCAAGCAGATGAATGTATGACATTTAACTGTGTAAAAATGAGAAGTAATCGTATGGAGAGTTTTACAAGCGTAGTTGACTGGGAAACACTAAAGATTGGTCCTCAGTCAGCATTAAACCCAAAAGAACGAGAAGCCATTGAAAATAGTATGGCAACAGGAGAAAACGTAGACGATATATGATTTTATATACAGAACATCAACTTTTAATTGCTTACACAAGATATATAAGAACACTAAAGAAAAGTAATATAAAAGTAAAAGAACCAACAATAGAGGAGTTTCGTTTAATATACGAAGCAGAATTAGAAGAACAATTATTCGATGACATGGAGAATTTCGATGACTAAAACAGAAAAATTTGCAATGAATGAGTCCTTGATACAAGTGGGCTCAGCATTAGTAATTAATTTTCCATTACAAACATTTATGTTATGGCTATTAGTAGAAAAATGGAATTGGACAAGTGCCTTTCTTATTTCGGTAGTAACAACAGCAGTATTTACAGTAGTTGCACTAATCAGAACATATATGATAAGAATGGAAATAGAGAAAAGACGCAGACGCGGAATATGGAGAAAACAACAGCGTGGCGGCAGATAGAATTAGTAAGGAGTTGGCAGATAAAATACCTCTGCCACCCTTTACAATAGAAACACAAAAAGTAAAATTTTTATTAAATCAAAAGGCAGTTTCTGAAAATATAGAGAAAGTGCCTTTAAATCATAAACTTATGGATAGTGTAAAACAATTTGGTATTATGTCCCCCATATTAACAATGCCACACTACTATCCAATTGCAGGTAGTCAAAGACTAAGAGTATTGTGGGAGTTAGTAAAAACTGACTCTACTTTTAACGATATAAAAATAGAGGTACATAGATTCGATGAAAATTGGTGGGATCTTATGTATCTTTGGGGACAAGTAAAAGAAAGAGATAGAATGGTCGCTATATGGTTTCAAATGGCAGAATTAGTATGGAAAAGTAGATATTATGTTCATACAACAGATGAAGCAGGAACTAAAATGACAGAGTATGAACTCATAGGCGATGCATTAAAATGGACACACAAATCAACAGTAAAGGAAGATGTAGCAAAGAATGACAGTTGAAGAACTATTACAAGAACGAAAGATAAATTATAAGTTATCTCCCGCAGATTGTATAGTATCATGTCTAAATCCTGAGCATGACGATAACAATCCAAGTATGAGGATTGATAGAATTACAGGAGTTTACAACTGTTTTTCTTGTGGCTTTAAAGGCAATATATTTAATCATTTTGGAGCTCCCTCCAATCCATTAGATATTCGCAGAGAGAAAGTTAGAAGAAAGATAGAAGAAAAAAGATCATCTTCAGTCGGTTTAAAAATGCCAAAGAACTCTATGCCATATGTAGGAAACTGGCGAGGAATAAAGCCAGAAACATATAAAAAGTTTGACGCATTTTTACACCCAGACAAACCTTTTACTAACAGAATTTCTTTTCCGATCAAGGACTTGACAGGTAGAATAGTAGCATTTAACTGCAGAACTCAGTCCCCAACTGAAGTTCCAAAGTATTTATTCCATCCCCCAAAGGCAGTGCTACCTCTATTCCCTGCTCAAGTCCGCCCCGTAAAAGGAAGAGTCATATTAGTAGAAGGAATATTTGATGTTCTAAATTTGCATGACAAAGGATTGGAAAATGTCATGTGTTGTTTTGGAACAAGAAACATAGATGTAGATAAACTAAAACTACTCAAAATGCAAGGAGTATCTTCCATAGATATTTTCTTTGACCCAGATGAAGCTGGGCAAGATGCGGTAAAAAGAGTAGAAGAACTATGCGATATTGCAGAAATACTACATAAAAATATAAAAATACCAGTTGCTCTTGGGGATGCAGGGGAACTGAACGAACAAAAAGTAAAAGAACTAAAGGAGAATTTATATGGCTAAAGTAGCCCTCATAGAAAATAAACCGAGTAGGCAAGATTTTGTAAAACTATTTAATAATGAGTTTTCATTTGATAGATTTGCCCTATGCTCAGACCCAACAATAAAGAAAGTATTAAAACGAGATTGCGATATAGATATAAATATAGACGATTACGACTGGGTTATACTTGTAGGCTCTGAGGCACTAAAATTTTATACAAAACAAAACTCTGTTACAGAGTATAGTGGTCGAGTTGTAGATGATAAGTTTTTACCTGTAATTAATCCCGCTATGTTAGCTTTTAAACCAGAGGCAAAGAAAACATGGGAAGAATCTTCTTCAAATATAGCAAAGTATATCAAAGGTGAACTTAAACAACAGAGACTTGGTGAAGATAAATGTTATGGTATTACTGAAACAGCCCATGCTGTAGAGTTTATTCAAAAAGCATTGGATGCACCTTATAATTTTGTAGCACTTGACTCTGAGACAACAGGATTATATCCTCGAGACGGATATATGCTTGGTATAAGTTTATCTTATGAACCAGAACACGGTGCTTACATAAATACAGATTGCATAGATGAAGAAGTAGAAAAACTATTACAAGAACTGTTCACTAAAAAGAGAGTAGTATTTCACAATGCTAAATTTGATATAGCGTTCTTTGAATATCATTTTGGATTTAAGTTTCCAAGATTTGAAGATACTATGCTTCTTCACTATATGTTAGATGAAAATCCTGGCACACATGGATTGAAGCAACTATCTCTTAAGTACACACCATATGGT